CCCGCATCAGTTGTCAAGTTTTATACCAATCTTCTAAAAGTCAAGAAGGGAGGAGACTTAAAATGGACGAGGAAAACCAGGTGATCGAAGAAGAGATCACGCCTGCTTCGGAGTCTGAATCCATACCGGAACCGGAGCCCGTCAACTATAACAGTATACTAATTTCCATTAAAAAGATGCGAGGGCTGAGCGCTGATTACGACGCGTTCGATCCCGATCTCATTTCCTATATCAACACCGCGTTTTTCACCCTGTGGCAGCTCGGAATCGGTACGGATATTTCCAAGCCGTTCAGGATCGAGGACGCCGCGGCTCTCTGGACCGATTTTATCGAGGACGGTAAGGTCGATATGTGCAAGACGTATATGGATATGAGAGTCAGGATGATGTTTGATCCGCCATCCAGTAGCTTTGTCGCCGATGCGTTCAACTCCATGATCAAGGAATTCGAGTGGCGTATGGTGGCGGGGATGGACGAATACGCCTCCTGCAACAGATGATCGTTTATGGGATTTCGTTTCTACAACCCAAACCCTATGAAGCTTCTCACGGGAGATTGCGTGATACGGGCCATATCGAGATTACTCGATACAGACTGGGATTCCGCTTACGCAGGAGTTTCTCTGCAGGGGTTCAAGATGAAAAATATGCCGTCGGCCAACGACGTGTGGAGCGAATATCTTGCTGAAAACCACTTCATTCCGGAGATGTCGATATGTCGGTACATGAATCCTCCCTGTAATGTGCGCCAGTTTGCCAAAGCGCACCCGTCAGGGAGGTTTTTACTGTTTATAGGAGGTCATGTCGTAACGGTGGTTGACGGAGACTATTATGACACATGGGACTCTGGCGATGAGATCCCTCTGTTTTATTGGAAGGAGAAATAAGATGCCTAACACATTATTCCAGCCCTCCAGTCAGGGTGTTTTTTATTGGATTCATGGAAAAGACGCAGCTTATGGTTATCCGATTCCTTATGGCACTACTGCGCTTTTCCTCGATACAGAGGATCCGGTATTTTTTATCAAAACTCTCGATTTTCAGGGAAATATACAGGCGTTTGAGACGTATGACTATACAAAAAGAGAGCCCCCGGCTCCGCCGTCCTATGCCACGACCGACGATCTTGCGGCACTAAGCAGGCAGCTTGTTTCCATGCAAAAACTTTTGGAAGATCTGACTGCTCCGTCCGCTGGTTAATTATCGAGGGAGGAATAGATAATGCCTAATTCACTTTATGAAAAATTCGGAATAAATCAAAATGGGAAATCTTCGAATTTTGGCGATCAGAACGTTAATCAGCAGTTCAACAGTTTTGTTCAGCAACTTGACGAGGATATCAAACGAAATCCTCAGAATACGGTTCAGAAACTCATCAATTCCGGTCAGATGAGTATGAGCCAATTTGAACAGTTTCGTCAGATGGCTAATTTTTTGACCGGAAAAAACTATTGAGTATACAAACTCTGCGCAGGGTCATGTATAAATTTTATCTTTGGAAAGGAATAAATCAATGTCTATCGCTGACAACAATGGGGTTCCTTCGGTGGCCGATATCGCTGCGGTCATGAGAAATAACGGCGGCGGACTCGGATGGGGAGGAGACGGAGCCTGGTGGCTTCTTATCCTTTTTCTGTTCGCTATGAACGGCGGATGGGGAGGAAATGCATCTATGGCGCATCCGACGATTATTGGGCAGAGCACCAATAATGACATTCAGAGAGGATTTGATCAGAGCGCTGTGATGGGCAGTCTTTCTGGGATTCAGTCTCAGATGTCTACCGGATTTGCCAACGCAGAGGTCTCTCGGTGCAATGGCCAGCAGAATCTCCTTCAGACCATGAACAACAATCAGGCGGCTGTGAACGCCGCTCTGAATGCTCTTGCTATGTCTTTGCAGAATTGTTGCTGCGAGAATCGCGCGGCTACAGCCGATCTTAAATACACTGTGGCTACTGAGGCTTGCGCCGACAGAGCTACTGTTAAAGACGCGTTGAATGACCTTAAGACCTTTACAGCAAATGGTTTCCAGTCTATCAACGATAAACTCTGTCAGCTTGAGCTTGATGGGATTAAACAGCGTAATGCAGATCTGCTTTCAGAGAACAATGCTCTTAAATTTGCTCAGTCCCAGGCGCAGCAGGATGCATTTATTCAAAATGCGATCAATACCGCTGTTAACCGTGTAAATCCGGCTCCTATTCCGGCCTATACGGTTCAGAATCCGAATTGCTGCTCTTCGCTTTTCAATAACGGATGCGGCTGTTCCGCCGCGTGAGGGCGGTGATCTGAATGGCCGAATACAGTACGAGTATTGATCAGGTCGTCAATCCCGGAGAATCCGTTTTGTTCGACCAGACCGTTACCCCATGCATCAGAGGATTTGTCCGGCACCGTGAAGGTTCCGGTAATTTTCTTCTTTCCGGCGCAGTCCCTTCCTGCGGAGGCAATCGTAGAAGAAACCGGTCGGCAAGATACTGCGTCGGTTTCGGGGGAAACATTGCCGTTAATACTGGAGGTACAGCCGGCGCCATTACGCTCAATATGGCTCTTGACGGCTCCACTCTTCCGGATACTCTCATGGAAGTGACGCCTGCCGCGGTTGAAGAATTTTTCAACGTAGGAACCATCAATGACATCGACGTCTGGAACGGATGCTGCGAAACGATTACAGTGAGAAATACAAGCGATCAGCCGGTTCTGGTCAGAGCCGGTGCTCATATCAGTTTCTCCCGTCCCGATCTGGCGATCACTTATTAAAGGAGGCGATTGACATGACTGATTTTACTAACGATATCAATACGCTTTACGATAAGGTCGGCATGGAGATCCGTACCCTTAACAATAAAGCTTCTCTTTCCAGGGAAGAGATCAAGGCCGGTCTTGATGCTATCTGTTTGATGCATAAGATTCGTCATTTTGAGGATGACGGCATCAAATACGGGTGGAACGAGGACGGTATGGACTATTCCCAGAGAGGATGGACCGTCAGTGAAATTCCCGGGAGAAGCCCGTATTCCTATGCCGGAGGGCAGGGAAACGGTTCAGGCGCGAGGGGAATCCGTGGAGGAAGAAGCAATGCTTATCCGATGTATTCCGCATATGACGACCGGTATTCCCGGCATGACGGAGCGGAGAACATGATAAGCCGTCTTGAGAACCTTGATGATAGAGACCGGGAAGCGGTCTTTGCATACATCGATCGTTTGAGAGGCTGACAGGCAAAGAAAGAGAGGGAGGGTCCGAAAAGCGATCCTCCCTCGTCTTTTTGGAGTGGTGATATTTTATGATAAAGGTCTATTCTGGAGAACTTTGGCATTATGGCATATTAGGGATGAAGTGGGGTGTCAGGAGGTATCAGAATCCGGATGGGACGCTTACTTCTGCCGGAAGAAGGCGCTATGGAACGGCCGAGAATCTTGCTTCAGGAAGAACAAAAAAACAGGCAGAGAAATATAACAAGGAAAAAGAAGAGGCAATCCGATCCGGAGATCCAAAAAAGATAACCCGATTTTCAAAAGATATGACAGATGAAGAGATGATGACAGCTCTTCATAGAATCAGAACTGAGCAGGCTCTTTCCGAGCTTCAATTAAAAGATATTCAGATTGGACATGATCGGGTAAAACGCATCTTGGGAACGGTTGGTGATCTTGCAACGGCAGCTGAGTCAGTTACGAGAGTTTATAACGCCACAGCCAAAACATTGAATGCGTTCAACAAGGATGACGATAAAAAACTTCCGATCATTGGAGAAAATAATAAGAAAAAAATCGGAGACAGGATGCTGGAATATAAGTTCCAGAACGAGAAGACGACTTCCGAACGAAATAAATGGTTTCAGGATAAGCTTCGAAATAATTCATTAGAATATTTTCGTGAGCATGCTAATGAGTTTTCCACAGAGGAGCTTGAGGCCGTAAAGAAGAGATTTAACAGTTTGAAAGATCTGTAAGATTTCTTTTTTATCTGAGACCATTATATCATACCGACTGAGGTGATGCCAACTGAGTTTATCGAATACAGCGACTCCGAAGTATTACGGTCAATTCAGGGACGCAGTGCTTCGGGGCGATATACGGGTTAATCAATACATATCCATGGAGATGAACCGGATAGACGATCTGATACGTGATCCGAGATTTTATTACGATGATCGGGCGACAGAAGGCTTCATCGATTTTTGCGAGACCGAACTTACATTGACCGACGGAAGCGACATGACGCTGCTCGATTCGTTCAAGCTTTGGGCCGAGGAGCTTTTCGGCTGGTACCAGTTTGTGACGAGAAGCGTATGGGTGCCGTATCCGCACGGACACGGAGGCCGGTACGTCACGAAGCGGATTTTGCAGCGGCTTACCAAAAAACAATATCTTATCATGGGCCGGGGAGCCGGGAAATCTATTTACGGGTCGGATGTTCAGGCGTATTATCTGACTGTTGACGGCTCTACGACGCACCAGATCACGACTTCTCCGACGATGAAGCAATCTGAGGAGATCCTGTCTCCTATCAGAACGGCCATTGCCAGAGCAAGAGGCCCGTGGTTCAAATTCCTGACAGAGGGCTCGATGCAGAATACGACCGGATCAAAGGCTATGCGGCAAAAGCTGGCTCCGACAAAAAAAGGTATCGAGAACTTTCTTACCGGGTCCTATCTGGAGATCAGACCGCTGAGCATCGATAAGCTTCAGGGTTTGCGGTGCAAGGTGGCGACGCTGGACGAATGGCTTTCCGGAGTGCTGAGAGAGGATCCCGTGTCGGCTATTGAACAGGGAGCCTCCAAGGGCGGGATCCCCGATTATATCATCATCGCGATGAGTTCTGAGGGCACTGTCAGAAACGGATCCGGCGATACGATCAAAATGGAGTTGCTGGACATCCTGAAGGGCGACTATTACGCGCCCCACATTTCGATCTGGTATTATCGGCTTGACGACGTAAAAGAGGTGTCCGATCCGAATATGTGGGTCAAGGCCAATCCGAACATCGGCATAACAGTCAGTTACGAGACGTATCAGGAGGATGTGGAGAGGGCCGAGCACAACCCGTCGGCAAGGAACGATATTCTGGCTAAAAGGTTTGGCATACCACTGGAGGGTTTTACGTATTTCTTCACCTATGAGGAGACGCTGCCTCACAGGAAACAATACTATAATGGGCTTCCGTGCTCCATGGGCGCGGATCTTTCGATGGGGGACGACTTCTGTGCGTTCTCCTTTTTGTTTCCGCTCAAGGGCCAGGCTTTCGGAATCAAGACGAGAAGTTACATCACCTCCAGAACGCTCAATAATCTGCCCCTTGCCATGCGGCAGAAATACAACGAATTCATCATGGAAGGTTCCCTTGTGATCATGGAGGGAAGCGTTCTCGATATGATGCAGGTTTATGACGATCTCGATCAGTTCATCATTGATTCAGATTTCGACGTGCGCTGTTTCGGCTATGACCCGTACAACGCCAAAGAATTCGTCGAGAGATGGCAGCAGGAAAACGGCCTGTTTGGTATCTGCAAGGTGATACAGGGCTCCAAGACGGAATCCGTGCCTTTGGGAGAGCTCAAGATACTCTCTGAAGACAGAAAACTTATCTTTGATCAGGCGCTCATGCAGTTTGCCATGGAGAACTGTATCGTCATCGAGGATACGAACGGAAACCGGAAACTGCTCAAACAGAGAAGGGATCAGAAGATAGACAACGTCGCCGCGGCTATGGACGCCTATGTCGCATACAAGCAGAACACGGAGGCGTTCGAATAAATCAAAATAGGAGGTGGTGCAGTTGCCATCACTGGGCGACAGGCTCA